TAATGAAAATGTACAAAGGTAAATCATCCGTGATTGTGCATCCATCACAGATTGAAATAATGAAATCACGCGGTTGGTCAGAGCATAAGCCAAGCGCAACTAAACCAAAGAAAGTAACCACAACGGAGGCCGATAATGGCAACTCATAATGCAACACAGGGTTTAATCAAAGTCGGTTCTGACACATTGGGCGAACTAAAATCATTTAGTTTTTCTGAATCAAGCAGCACGATTGAAACATCGAACCTATCGTCCACTGCCCAAACCTTTGCTGTCGGCAAAACCTCTTTTTCTGGTTCTGCTGAGGCTTTTTGGGACAACGATGATGCGGCTCAAACTGCCTTGTCTAATGGCGCTATTGTCACGATGCACTTTTATCCAGAAGGTGCTACATCGGGCGACAAATTCCGCACTGGCACAGTTCAAGTGACTGAGGTTTCAACCAGCTTATCAACAGAAGGAATGGTTGAAGCGAGCTTTAGTTTCACTGGTTCAGGCGTGTTAGCCGAAGCCACTGTTGCTTAAATAGTTTAGCGGCTAGGGCTTCGGCCTGAAACAGCGTTTTCCCCGATGCGCTTGCCGTTAATTTATCGGGGGATTTACTAATTGGGGAATTATTATGAGTGCAATTATAGAGTCAGCAAAAGTCCATTTTACTGAGCGTATGTCGAAGATTAATTCCATTGCTGTTCCTGAGTGGGATAACACAGAAATCTTCTTTCGCCCTAGCATGAACTTCAAAGATCAAGGCATTGTTCTCAAGTTGCATGGTGACGGTCTACCAGCCGAAGCCATTGTTATGACGCTCATCTTGAAATCTTTAAATAAAGATGGCTCCAAGATGTTTGTAAAAGCCGACAAGACTGAACTGTTACTTCGCGTTGACCCCGAAGTGGTTAGCCGAATCGTTAGTGAAATGAGTGACGATGAACCAACCGTTGAGGACGCAACAAAAAACTAAAACAAGATCATGATTTACGTTTCGCAATGGTATTAGCGGAACACCTCCACAAGACGCTGGAGGAAATTATGGTCTTGAGTACCGATGAAATCATACTTTGGGCAGCTTTTTTGGAGTTAAAGAATGGCAAGTGAAAAAGTCAATATAGTCATTAAAGCTGTTGATAAAACAAAATCAGCACTTAATGGAGTTCAAAAAGGCTTAGGTGCTGTAAAGAGTGCGGTGTTCTCACTTCAAGGCGCTTTGCTTGGTCTTGGCGCTGGTGCTGCAATTAAGTCAATCATCACGGTTGCCTCAGAAGTTGAAAGCCTACAGATTAGGTTGAAGTTTCTAACAGGTTCCACAGAAGACGCGGCTAAAGCGTTTGATACGATGAACAAGTTCGCTGCTCAAGTGCCATTCTCTTTGGCTGACATTGAGCGAGCTTCCCCTTCATTACTTACTGTTGCTGATAGCGTTGACGAGCTAAACACCCTGCTAGAAATAACAGGTGATATAGCAGCCATTTCTGGCTTGAAGTTTGACGAAACAGCCATGCAGTTACAACGCGCTTTGAGTTCGGGCATTGCCTCGGCTGATCTATTTAGAGAGCGTGGCGTTGCCGCTTTCCTTGGTTTTCAATCTGGCGTTAGTGTCTCAGCAGAAGAAACCAAAAAGCGCATCACAGAGATGTGGCGGGACGGAACAACTACAGCTGTAGGCGCTACCAAAGACCTCTCTAAGTCATTCATGGGCCAAGTGTCGATGATGGAAGATGCGTGGCGTGAGATGAAGTTGGTAATAGCTGACGCTGGTATATTTGAAGAAGCTGGCAAGGTTATTATCAAAATAACTACAGCTCTAAAAGACCCTAAAGTTAAAGAGGGTGTACAGGCTTTTTCTAAGAGCTTACTTTCCTTATTTAAATTTATGGTTGAGCACAAAGACGCTTTAATATTGATAGGAAGTATTTATCTAGGCGCTAAAATTGGTAGCGTGTTTGGTAAATGGGGCATAGCCATTGGAGCAGCAACAGCCGCTTTAATTGCGTTCAATAAAGAGATAAAGGAATTCTTTGGCTTTGGTAGTAGCTCAGAAATTGATCAACTAAATATAAAAATAGCTAATACATTGGAATTAATAACTGCGCTTCAAGGCAATTCCATTGGAATGGTTGGCGATAAATCTAATGCGGCAATAGACGAGGCTAATAAAAAGCTAGCTGAGTATAGATTACAAATTGCCTTGATAAACGAGGAGCTTTTAGCAGGCCAACCCCCAACCGTGGTTGCGGCTATCGCAGCGCCCGAAGCGCCTAAACTTCAAAATAATCAAGACTTCCCATTAATAGACCTCACTGAGCACATGAGCTTCTACGACATGCTTATGTCTACACAAGATGCCCATTATAAAGAACTACGGAAGGCCGAGGCATCTCACCTTATAGAAAGCCATAGAAAGCAGAAATCAGCACTTGAATTCCAAGAAGATACAGCACTTCTACACCAGAATAAAATGGTCGATTTAACACATAAGTATCTAGCCAAACAAAGCGCAATACAGAAAGCCAGCCAAGAGGCGTTAAAGAATACAAGCACAACTATCACCGAAGATATTATAGCGGCTTACAAATCAACAACCGACTCCATAGAAAGCACTCTGACTGATGCCATGATGGGTACGAAGAGTTGGGGCGAGTCAATGAAAGACATATTCCGACAAGTGGCGAGAGAATATGTGCTGACGAATATGGCTAGGCCATTAATTAAATCATTTACTAACTCAATACTTCCGTCATTTGCAGGCGGTGGCTTTACTGGTGGCGGTAGTCGGTCTGGCGGTGTAGACGGTAAGGGTGGATTTAATGCGGTATTACATCCAAACGAAACCGTAATTGACCACACTAAACAGCAGGGTAATGGTAGCTCCACTAATATCAGTTTTAATATTCAAGCCAATGATGCGCGTGGGTTCGATCAGCTTCTACAAGAGAGGCGCGGTCAGATAGTGGGCATGATTAATCAGGCAATGAATGAAAACGGGCAGAGGGCTATAGCATGAGCTTCCCAACCACGCCTGTATTCAATGCGCTGAATATTAAATCTAATTCACCGACATTAGTCAGCGAGACAGCTTCTGGCAGAATGCAAAGCCGAAAGGTTGGTTCTCAGAAGTGGTCATTTACAGCAGCATACCCACCAATGACGCAAGCCGATTTCAAGCCTGTTTGGGCTTATGTTATTGCTCGCGGCGGTCGTCATGGCGTATTTACTGTAACACCCCCAGTAGTGTCATCGACAAGCGGCACAGGGACAGGCTCAGTAACGTGTTCGGCTACAACTGTAGGCAATACATCAGTCACTATAGCGGGACTCACAGGGACGTTAAAGGCTGGTGATTTCGTTAAGTTCGCTAACCATACCAAGGTGTATATGTTGGCCTCAGATCGTAGTGGCGCAGGCGCGATTACTATTGAGCCTTCATTGATTGCAGCGATTACGTCAAATGAACAAATGTACTTTAATAATGTGGCCTTTACGGTGCGCCTTGCTAATGACATTCAAGGGTTTGATGTAGGCACTGACGCGCTTTATAGAGTGAACGAGATCGACTTTGTGGAGGCGTTTTAAATGGCTCGCGCAATTCATGCTTCGACTTTAGCTAAATTAGCATCGAACTCATTTCAGACCGCTTTACTGGTTAAGGTGGACTTTTCCACGCCTGTATACATTACCGATAACTCCCACGACATAACTTATGGTGGCAATACTTATCAGGCAGGCGGTCACTTTTTAGGATTATCAGACATAAAAGAAACCGCAGACCTCAAGGTAGGAACTGCAACCATCTTAATGTCTGGCGTAGATCAAACCTATATTGCAGCCATGTTAGCTGGAACGTATTTAAACCGCCAAGTGCTGGTTAATCGCGTGATCTTAGATGGTGGCGCAATCGTGGGAGACCCAATAATCGCCTTTGATGGTCGCCTTGCTCACTTCTCTATTGCTGACACTGATGGTAGTAGCCAAGTACAATTAACGGTTGCGGGACATTGGGCAGACTTTGAAGGTAAGAAAGGCAGAGTGTCAAATGACAACTCACAACAAAGCGTCTTTTCTGGTGATTTAGGAATGCAATTTTCTGCTCAACTCGTCCGTAATATTAGTTGGGGTCGCTAAATGTTTGCTGCATTTTTCACATGGTTAGGTAATGCTGTTAGCACTTATTTTGCTGGCATCTCAATCGAATCAATTATTACTAACTTGATTGTCTCTTGGGCGATTAACGAGGTATTGGGCGAGAGCTTTGAGAACGATAATAAAGGCATACTACTAAACAAATCTTCCAATAATGCGCCCATTCCTATTGTGTATGGTGAGCGCAAAGTTGGTGGCATTCGCTCATTTGTTGGCACAAGCGGAACCGATAACACTCATTTATGGATTGTATTAACTCTAGCAGAAGGTGAGATAGAGTCAATTGACGACATATACATTGACGACGTTTTACTCGAATCAGGCAGTAAGCATTTCAGCGACACCGTTATTACTAAGTATTTAGGAACGGACACTCAAACAGCAGATGCGGCATTAGTGGCTGCTAACATTGGTTGGACGACTAACCACCGATTACGCGGTTTGGCTTATATCGTGTGTAAATTCACATGGAATCGTGACGCTTTCGGCTCCTTACCAGTAGTAAACGCTACCATTAAGGGTAAGAAAGTATTTGACCCACGCAACAGCACCACAGCATATAGCTCAAACCCAGCATTGTGCTTACGCGATTACCTAACTAATGCTCGTTATGGCAAAGGGTTAGCATCATCTGCGGTTGACGACACGCTATTTAGTACGGCAGCGACACGTTGCGAGTC